TGAGAAAATTAGCTTTATACCGTCAACATTTAAATATGAGTGTTTGTCTGTGTAAACGAGAAAAACACACAAAAAACTCGCTCCCCGAGATAGGGGCACAGATTAATTTTGTGAAGTTAAAATTAAAAAATATTTATAATGCCCCTATAGCGAAATGCTTAGGGTAGTAAAACCGTAAAGTGTGGTTACATAATATTAGAAGCTAAACTTAAGTCTAAAAAACTAGGGACTAAAACAATTATGCAAAAGAATTAGTATATGTTAATAAGCGATTATATATTGTAGTACATAAGCACTGCCTAAGTTATCGAAATTAGTAGAGGAGGTCCTGTTAGATAGGACAACTCAAAATCTGAAGTTGCTGCTCTATAGATTTCCATCTTTGACAAGTTTCCCTGTGGTACAATCATTGATTGAGTATCTGGAAGAGTAAAATCAGCTACTGATTTCGAGGGTTGATATTGCAATTGGGGGGAAATTGAATAACAATATGATGAGGAAAAGAAGGGTACAGAAATTTCTCCAAATCCTTCTACGCTAGTATTAATAGCTTGTTGCATCAAGTTAGAAGACATAAAAGTATCAACTGTTGAAAGAGGAATAGTGGAAAGTTCTGCCAGGTTAAAACCCTGTGTTGGAATTTGGTTCACGTCATTGCCAGGATCAACCATTGCAACAAAAGGAGCACCAGTTGAGACTAATCTCAAATTGATACCACCTCTTGCGAATGCATAAGCTGAAGCTAGATATGACAAGTTGTCAAAACCTTGGTAAATTACATTATTAGAAACATCTTTCTTTGCTATACCTATAGCATGCGTCATAATGTGAATTGGAAGGGGTTGAGTAACATCGACTACACCGAATAGAGTCGATCTATTTAAAAGTTGACTCACATTTGATATAGATTGACCCAGACACAAACTATCAATTTGTTTACATTGCAATGGACGCGTATAGTCAGTGTCTTGATAACCATTCCGAATTGAATCTTGCTCAGCACCAGATTGGAAAGACCATTGCGATGCTGTATTCGTAAATTTAATTTGGAAAATAACTCCTGTATTGACTGGAAATTCTGCTGGAGTTGGAGCTGTAAATACTATTGATGGTCTTGCAGAACCGTCATAACTAAAATCAACAGTCCTCTCTGTTGTAGAAGAATTAAGTACTAAATTACCTGTCAGATCACCAGTGATATTAATAGTTGCAAAAGCTAATCCAGAACTAGGAATAATTACTAAACTAACCTGCTGTGGTCCGTAATAATCTGAAGTTATAGTTTTAGGTGTTAATGAAACATTAGAAATATAATTTGAAAAAATTTTAGTAGGACCCGGATTAGACTCGACTCCTTCTCTAGTCAAGTCTCTTTGGAAATCGGCTTCTCTTTTCCTAATAGAAAGTAGATTTCCTGGCAATGCTCGAAGCTCTAAATGGTGACCAGGACCATCGTAATCAGGTGTAGCAGTGTTCAAATAGCGATCAATACGTTTAAGAATATCTGGTAATTTCATAGTCAACATGGAAGATGTGACTGTTTCAAAATTCGCCAATTGATTAAGTGCTGTAATATTTGGTTGTTTGAATTTTTCTGGTGCACGATTCATAGCTCCATTAAGTTCCTGAACGATTTGTTGTGGTAAGCTCTTCATATTTGCCATAAAATCTGAATTAATAGGTACATCCTGGATAATATCAGGCTGTGAGGCTGCAACTGGTTGTGCGATAGGTTGAGCTGGAGCTCCTCGGATCATTTCCAATTTTCGAAGAGTCGAAGGAGTAGGATCAAATGGGAATTTTGACCATGCTGATGGCAAGTTAAAACTAAAATCTGGTCCCGCTGCTCTTTCCACAATAACCTCAATATTGTCAGAAACGGTAGATGGAAACACCATTCGATTAATGATATCCACACCAATTATTCCTAGAGAAACAGTTCCTTTCTTAGTATTAAGTTCTGGATAAGGATGTATGTATGGAACTTCAAAGGAGAAATTATTTCTCTCCTTAAGATCTACAATTTTCGAAATTACAGAATTTTTATCTATGTTCGCCAACGTGGTGGAACCTGGAGAAAACCAAACTCTAATTCTCACTGAATGGAATTTAGTCTTTACTGCACGAAAATTAAAATTGATTGAACCTCTCCACTTCTTGAACATCTCTGATAGCCAATACAAATAATCCACAGAAAGAGATCCGTCAGAATTAGTAATATTGGCAGCCATTTGGGGAGTCACAACTTTATTCCACACGTTAACGTTCGTTCCCTGATTTGAGATGTTGAATGAATCGTGATAGCAAAAGATTGATAAAGGTTTACTAATTGACATTTCTGAGTTAGATGCTTCACCAATATTAGCAGAAGGCAAACTATTTCTAGAAGAAATCGATAGCATATGTGTTTGATTCGGATCATTTGCTGTCGCCATGTTTGGCAAAGCTTTTTGTTTAAAAGCCGAAGTGTTGGTCGCATTCATTTGGAAAGTAAATTTACCTGAATCAATTAATTTAAGCACTCTATTGATTTCTTTACGAGTGTCTTCCAACTTATTTCTATCTGGCATAGATATTAACTCCTCAGCTGCAGTCTTAAATCCTGCAAGAGCACCAAATGTCGCTGGCACAGCTCCTGTGGGGAATTCCAAATCAACATCCACAAAACGAGCCATCACCTGAACTGATACAGTTCCTGCCGATGCTACATCTTGAAGTCCTGAATAAACTGAAATTTTGTAATCTCCAATAGTTCCCTCTTTTGTCAATAAGTTGTAGTATACAAATGGGGATGCATAAGGTACGCATAGATCAGCCCTAGTGCCATCCATTAGGTCAAGATTGGCCCGTGGAGCTCCAGAACGAGCAACAATACCCTGTAAATTTGCAGAATGCATGGCTGCTTTTGCGGGATTATATTTCGCATTTGGAAGATATGAAATCAATAAATTCCCCTGTTGAAATTCTTGTTTGTTAACTAACACAACAAGCTCCACACCACCGCGGAAACCATAGAAGTTACGAATTTTTGCAGAAATAGCCGGGTTAGACAGCAAATCGTCAGGGAATCTGTAAGTTTTAAGAACTGCTCCTTTAGCATCTGTCTTAGCCCATTGAAAGTTATCAAGTGTGTACAATCTGTTAAGAAAATCTGGAATCGAGTGATTACGAGGCTCCATAGTCGATGCTTTAATCGTTTCAAAGGGAATTTTGGTATTGGACTCGGGTGCAGACATATTTTCCTGCATACCCTCGTCCTGAAGTGTTAGAATTTGAATTTGTTCTTGCGTTTGATCATAAATATTATCATTATTAGTTTTATTATTTAGTGAATTTGTATTTGTAGCAAGTGAATTTCTTTGGTTAACAGTCCACTTAGTCTGATAAACCGCACCAAGTTTTCCTGGATAATGTAGGGCTGCTACAGGCCATCCTGGAACGTAATTCTGAATAGAAAAGCCTATAATTTAGATAGCAATATTAAATTTTTAATGACTTGGAATTTATATAATTCAATAAGATCACATCTAAACGTAAATTTTACAATCAATGTTGGGAAGCAACATGCGCAAAAGTGATTGTAAATCTTTCAAACACATGTTATTTTTTTTTCCATCCAGTCCGCATCCCATGGCTGGCATTGCTATTTTCGTAATTTTGTGTTGCTGCAACAAGAGGTTCAAATTTGATAATGCCCGGATCAAACCTCGTGTGTCAGTTGGAACATCTTTGTAAAGTTCTTTCGTGACCAGATGAATGACTTTTGATTGGTGATCAAAAGCAACAAAGCCTACTTGATGTTGTCTTGTACGCAAATAGTCGATTTGTCGAGTGCTCTTGATTCGATTGCTCTGCAATAGTTCTCGAGCAAATCCTTTTGACATTCTGAAATCTGCAGAAACGCAATGCGTGATGTATCGATCATCTTCAAAGATGTTCTCCTCTCGTCCTTCAAAAGCTATTGGAACGTCAAGCACTTCTGCTTTGTACTCCTCAAACGTTCTGAAACGATACTCCACACCCTGCTTTATACATTCTTGTTTGAGAGCATTCTTCCAATGTTCAAACAAATCTTCTCCATGCAATGACAATTCTCTCATTGTCACATCAATGTTTGCTAAAGTGATGTCATCTTTCATCAAACCCTTCTTTGTCCATTGAAATATTTCAAGAACAACATCGATGTCAAGTGGAGCTATATGTCGTTGTGTGAGTTCATCCCATACGAATTTGCGTTTGAGATAAGCAACATCTTCCAATTTTCGAATAGGCACGATCTTCCCGCTCTTGGCTTCATCCGTGTAAACATGACCGATAGTTAAGAATGCCTCGGCGATGGTTACTTGATTGAACCAATCCAGAATGAATTTGATGATGGCAATGAGATTGTCATCTCCATAAGACACACAAGCCACCCAATCGTTGAAATTCTTCATGTTGGCTAGAGTCCCTGGTTTCAGTTTTTGCAAGTTCTCTTGTTTATGGGCGCAAATTAGAAAGACTATTCGAATCACGATACTGTTATAAACCGAGTTAAGAATAGCCGTCAATGGACACCCAGATGGTTGAGAATGAGATGCTTGATACATCATAGTTCCATTCACATGAACTGCATGGACGATGTTTGTCCACAGAACTCTACGAATTTGAGCATTTTCAGATCCATCGTTGTACCATTCATTTATCATGTCCAACATACACCAAAGGATCTGTGATGACAAAGATCCATCAAAATTCTCGAAATCTCCTGCAACAACATTCGTGACACCATCCTGTTTTCCACGACTCTGTAACTTTTTGACAATTTCTTCCCAGTCATGTGAGAACACATTTGTTCCTGTTGAAATCTCATTCGCATTCCTGTTTTTCATCACCCATGCAGCGAATCCCAAGAAATACTGTCGAAAAGCTATTGTGAAGTGAACAGGACCAGCACAAAATACTCGAGTTTTTCCAGCTCTGACTTTCTCAATCGGTCGTCTCTCGTCCTTCAATGTGTCCGCCCAGAATACATTCTCCTGCACGTTCATCCTGCAGGAACCAATGAGATCATTAACATCATTCTCTATTTCAAGAGCGAGCTTTGAGTTCATGGTCCATTCATCATCTCCAAAAGCAGATCTTTTTCCTTTGGCATGCGGATGTTTGATTGTGTATGGATATCCCAATGAAGTGGAACGATTCAGTGGTGCCAAGTATTCATCACCGGACACTCCTTGAACTGCTTCATCATACGTTAAGATTCGCGCGTACTGAGTTTTATCCAAATCCAGTTTGTTCGTTTCTAGATTATTCTGGACATCTGTAGTCGCAATCTCAATCAACTTTGGATCTATTCGTGGTGTTATTTTTCCAAATTTGCGGAGACCAAGTTCCATTGGGTCAATTCCATTCGATGGACCCAAAACCGTTGGTAGTGTCAGTGATGATTTGATAGTATTGTGCAAAACTGATGGCATGATTTTCGTCTTTCCTCCTGAACGCACTTGCATTGCATCTGGCATCTTCCCGTGAATAATCAATCCAGACTTCAAGGGAACTGAACCAACTTGGTCAATATCCAAACCTGGAATGATGTCAATCATGTGATCTACATTCACAGCACATTGAAATTTCAATTGAATCTTCTCAAATGCTTCATTCAGCATCTCCTGAGTGACACACTGAGCCACGCCAGCTCCGGATTCTTGTCCTGCAACATGGATTCCCAGAATCTTCTTTGATGAGCCTTTCTCGTGCAAAATCACTGGTGCACCACAATCTCCATTGACTGTCCTGGCCATGTACGTCCACATTTTTCTAAAATTGATGATGGTATGTTCATTCTGCACTTCGATCACTTCCTTGGCGTCATAATATCCACGGATGGCTCGACAAGATTTAATGTTGGGCATAAATCTATCCAATCCTGCAGACATTTCACAAAATGATGGGATCTCTCCTTCATACTTATTGTTTTGATTGAAACACATGATTTCTGCCTTTGTCATAAAGTTCTTCACAATGTCGGGATGTGCTGCAAATGCTTTGTTCTTGATTGGATCAAGAGCAACGATCGCGGCATCCAGTTCATCTCCATCTTTCACCAACCGAGTTGCATTTATCAAATCATCAGTGCAAATTTCCATGACACTTCGTCCGGACATGTTTGAAAGATGCATTGTCTTACCAATCATATCCTTGTTGAATTTGATAGCTGTCACAAAATGGTATGGCATCAAAAACGTACTGCCTTTCAAAAACAGAACATTCCCATAGATTGTACGATCAGTATGCAGGCAATACAAATTCTTATTTGTAATTGCCAACAATACTTGACGACCACACAGATCAGCCAATGCCTCAAACGTTGGCATTTGTTCCACTTGGAGATCTTCTAACTTGATGGTCTCAGTTCTCAATGCTGTTGTTTTTGGAATATGCACCTCACCTGATGAACTGGCCACTTCCGTACGCATACTCGCTTGCTTGTGAATTTGTACATCTCCTGATGATGAAGCTGCTTCTGTCTTCATGACAACTTTTGGATGACTTTGTTGATTGACATCTCCAGATGATTGAGCTGATTCATACTTGGCAAACATCTGCATACACACACACATGTATTCTTCCTGTTCGCACCTAAAGCAAACTTTGTCTTTTGACGTAAACTTGCGATAGATTGTCAAAGCAAATGCTAACATCACCAGGGACATGTACCCAAACGACAATAACTCTGCAAAGCCTGAAGCGGCCCAAACGCACTGAATACCCATCGCGACTTTTGAACAATAGGCATAGAAACTATCGCGCATGACCTTCCACGTGGGATAGTGCTTCGAACGCATAAAAATCGATGCATCATTGTCATAAACAATATCCGGCATACTATCCACAAGTGATGTATTGGGATTGTCTCTATTAGTAACTCCATACTCTGCCATACGTTGATACGTATTCCAGAGTTGTGGATCGTGAGCCATTTCCGAAACCAATCTTTCTTGCCAATTTTGAATTTTGTGTTCTTTAGCAAAGCGTTCAAATGCAATATAGTAACACTGCATTTGATAATATGCCAGATATTCGGTTGGCATTGACAGATCCAATGCAAATTCATGATTTGTTTCTTCAGCTTGAAACGGAATTGTATCAAAAAACTCCTCATCATCTTCTCCTATTTGGAATGCAAATGGATCTGTTTCCAAAATTTCGTATTGTTCCAACAAATCCTCTTCAGTGTTTCTACGCACCTTGTCTTTCTCCAACAAATACTCAATGAAAGATTTATATTCCATCTTCTCACCAATTGGCTGATCAGTAACAATGTTGTATCGTTGGAATTCATAAATATGCGGACAAAATGGAAAGCGGCGCTTGTCTTCTCGCGCTTCAGCAATTTCTTTGCACCTAATGCAATTCCTTACTTTATCGTGATCCAATCGCCAATCGACCTTCCCCTTGTCATCTGGTAGTTCACTCTCAAATTCACGCTTGTTGAAAACTTCAAAAGCATTCATGTTCAAACGACGCAAAGCAGCTTCTGGACAATTCAATGAAACTATGTATTTTTGGAATTCCTTGTTCAAATTGGTCGTATAAATACAAATTTCAGATGAAAAG